CACTTGCTCTTGAAAGCATGGTACGCCAAAAGTTTCTTTTAGATGTTTTTTGAAAATTTCACTTGGGTATGTTACGCCATCAGGGTTTTGGCGATTCTTCAAGAACTTGCTCACATATCCACTATTGATGGTTGCAGGTCTATAAAGAGCATTTACAAGAATCAAATCTTTTACCGAATTGACTGCAACTTCTTTGCAACCACGAGCCGCAGTCCAACCTTCCATTTGAAACACTCCAGTGTCCGTGTATCCACGCTGTAGGAATTTGAAAGTTTTTTCATCGTGCAATGGAATCCATTCTGTACCAGTTTTCCCCACCATTTCCAAGCATCGGCGTAAAGTGGTGAGAGAACGCAATCCCAGCAAATCAATTTTTACAAACCCTGCATCTTCAACATCATCCATCATCATTTGTGTAACCATGGTGTCCGATGACGGAATAAGCATCTTCGGAATCCAGTCTTTGAGATTGTGCAATGGTGGTGCAGATATAACGAATCCAGCCGCATGAGCGCCAGCACTTCGGCGCAATGGCATATCTCCTAATAGTCTCAACCGTCTTGCATCGTTTGGATTAACAACATCCAAATCATGCAAATTCTGAACTCTTCCAAGTGTTCTAGCAAATTTGTCGCCAAGTATCTTGCGCTTTGCGCTCATGTACTGCACGAACAACCCACCACGACCTGTTTCTTCATCAAAAGAGAGTCGGTTGTATGTGCCAATTTGTGTAATTTCGTATCTGCCTTTTAGATAGTTGACTACATCATCTCTGCGAACATCTTCAATGTCCAAGTCAATATCGGGTGGTCTTGTTCTGTCAATCGTCAAAAATCTCTCAAACATCAAATTCCATTCCAAAGGGTCAACCTGAGTAATACCAAGTAAATAACAAACAAGCGAACCTGCCGCAGAACCTCTTGCCATAACCAAAATGTTTTGTTCTTGACACCATCCGACATAATCATTGACCAACATGAAATAGTTCGCCATGCCAGTTTGTTCAATGACCGACAACTCATCTGCCAATCTTTCTTGATAAACAATTTTTTCGCCATCTTTGCCAATTCTGTAATTGCTGTTTAATTTGGCATTGCAAAGAGCAGTTAATTGCTTCATCGGATTCTTGGTAATCGCTGGGATAAAATACTTGTATTTATTCAATGGTTCTAGTTCTAGCGAGTGATTATCCAACAACCATTTGCATGATTCTTCAGATGCTTGCCAAACTTCGGGATTAAATTGCTGTTTTAACCACGATGAACTTGACAAGTGATAACTATTTCCAGGGTATGCCAAATCTTTTTCATCGGCAGAATAGGCAATCATTCTCATCATATTGTGCAGGTCTTTTTCTTCTTTATCGCAGTAATGAGAATCTTGCGAAGCAATTGTTGGTAATCCGAGCCAGTTAGCCATGGTAAATAATTCATGTACAAGTTTGTCGTCATTCCACCCGTCACCATGGTCGGCTTTGTGGTTTTGAACTTCAACAAAAACTTTTTCAAATGCTTCTTGCAATATCTTGATAATTCGCTCTGCCTTTTTAGTATCGCCATGAACAACTGCTTGAGATACCAAGCCGAAATAGCATCCAGTAAGGCAAGCGATTCCTTTAAGGTTGCCCTGTGCAGATGCTTCCACCAAATCATTGATATCTAAGAGTGGTTTGTAATGGTAATGGTCACGCTCGTGCGACAATGTAGATAACTTCGTTAAATTTTTATATCCTTCGGTTGTAAACGAAATTAGAGATAAATGATTCCGTTTTGCTTTTTTGTCGCTACGGTCTAAAACTACATACGCTTCTAACCCGATAAATGGCAAGATGTCGTTTTCTTTGCAGGCTTTGTAAAGTTGAAACGCACCACTCATATTGCCATGGTCAGTAAGCGCTAACGCTGGTTGTTTGAGTGACGCAACTTTTTCAGCCATTCTTGAAATATCTGCCATGCCATCAAGACATGAAAATTCAGAGTGAACATGAGTGTGAAAAAAATATGTCATACAGGCCAATAATACGGCAAATCTTTTTCTACCGACCAATTAAACTGCGAATAGTGTTGTGGAAACTTCATCAATAGTTTTGACTTGTGCGAATCATGCACTCTTGAATCGCCCCACCATGACGGTCTGATATCGCTTGAATTATCTAAATTTTCAAACTCACCCAACAACTTTTTTATTTTATATTTGCAACTATCGTCATATCCACGACTAATCCACTCTTCGCAAATTGCAATGGAATAAACTGCTAGGGCAATTTCGTGACCTGCCCACATTTTTACGGCAGGATGATTAGCCCATCCATACTTGTATCCGATACGAGTAGCGTGAAGGGAAGTCAGTATTTGTAATGATTCAACTCGTTGCTTACCTAACCTTTGACGGTCAAGAACACGAGCGCATTCGGTATAAGTTTCGCATGGTACGAAAGTTTGCATTTTGTCTCCTTAGGACTAAAAATCATAAAACGGTTCGTAAATAATGTTTATTGGTGGTGTATCGCTTTCTTTGGCTAACTTACGCCATTGGTAATTTTCTTTTGTTCGGCGTATCTTAGCGCATCTCATTGCCCAATCGGTTATATGTTGTGGGCAACGAACAACTCTTCCATCGCTAGAAACAATCCAGTTTTTGAATTGGGGCGATGAAGACAAAATAACCCGACAACATTTTGTGCAAAAAAATGTGTCGGGTTTATCTTGCATTACTTAGTTTGATTTTGCTTGTTGAACTTTCTCTGCCTAATTGCATCAGGCCCGTTTGATTTGCTCAAACGATATCTCTCTTCGTATTCGGTAGCAGGGTCATAGCGATACAGAGTGCCACTTTCCGTATCACGCAAACGAAGAATTGTTACACCCAAGTCTTCTATTGCCCGTAGAACATATCCCATAGAGCGTGGTGAGAAATGCCCTACGGCATCGCAAATGTCTGCCCAAGAGACTGTTTCACCCGATAACAAAAGTTCTGCAACATCATAACGCTTTGCTTCTCTTGCTTTGTTAAACGGATTTTTTGGTTTTGTTGCCAAGTTGTATTCCTTTCTTTTGTTGGGGTGTGGTATGGGAAAAGCGGAAGGGGGAAGCGATTCCCATACCACGACTTGTATCGGTTATTGTTCCGAAGCCTCTATAATTGCTTTGACCATATCCGATTTTGACATTTCATCGCTTTCAATTCCCATGTCTTCGCAGATGATTCGCAAATCACGCAACTTCATGGCATTGAGAGTTTCTTCATCAAGCACTTCTTCTTCATCACTCTCATCGTCTTTTGGTGTAGCACCTTTGACTTTTGTTTGTGGAGATTGATTGGCAAGAATTGATTCCACTTCAGTCATGCTGTCATCGTCAACAAGAAGGTCTAGTGTTTCAATAATTTCTTGCAACCATTGTGGCTTGTTGGCTTTGACCCAGTTCAGTTCTTCAAGCGTGTAATCTTCACGAACTGTCTCATCACCTGCATCGTCTGTAGGGAAGATGGTTTCGTAAGAGTATCCAGCCGAACTAATAACTTTCTTTTTCGGTTTATCTGCAACCATTACCAGTGTTGCATTGTTTGACTTGCCTACTGCAACCAATGTTTTTTCATCTTCATCAATGTCATCATCATCAAGAGATGAAACTGACTGTGAAGTGTCTTTTTCGCCAAGTGCCGATTCTCTTGCCTTAATCAAAATATCTTCAAGATTAAGTGCTTCGTACTTTGCGAGATTCAACTTTGATGGTGCATCTGGTGTTACATCGTAAGTCGTGTCCAAACCTTCACCATGCTTTTGCAATTCATAGTTTCGGTCAATCATCGTGCCATACTTGTCGTATTTGAGAATCAAACTGTTTGCAGTTGTCTTCGCAAGTTTAATCGGAATTACACGGTCAGTCTCAATGTCAATTGCCGATGCAAGATATCGGAACGATGCCCTAGCACCGTCAGGGAGTATTTCACCGATTGCCATTGGCACGAAATTGCGACTCTCATCATTCCAGTATTCATAGAAGCCGAACCATTCTTCGGGTTCAGTGATGAAACGGACTGTGATTCCTTCTGCTGGAACATTCTTGATGAATGTGTTCAGAGAAGAACCACCTTTTTTCAGTGATTCTTTTAGGGCTTTGATATTCCCCATCTTCTTTCCACTTATATTCATGTTTTGACCTCCTATGGTCTTTGTTTGTATTGACTGACATTACTTTTCATTAACGCATTTGTCAAGTATTTGATTAAGAGGTGGGATTTCGCTTGTTTACTGTAGGGCAATGAAAGTAAACCTACAGGCAAGACAGCAACGCCATTGGAAGGAGTTCTAGACGAATATGAAACATCTAGAACAGAAAAATGGCATCCCACCATGTTGCCGTTACGACCTTTGCTTATTGCGTTGTCGCAACAAGACTCTGCGAGCGCTTGGCATTTTCCCACCAAACACTCCAAACTCAGTCAAGTTTTCTCGCAACGAGTATTCCAAACATTCTTGAACAACTGGACATTGTTCGCAAATTGCGATTGCTTTTCGGTAAAACTTGCGAGCGGCTTGACCACGACTTACTTCGGGAAAAAATACCGAGGTGTATCCAGTACACGCCGCTTGCCTGAACCATGTTTCTCTGTCACTAAATAACATTGATGTTTTCTCTTTCTTGTGTTGTTTTTTGTTGAACCATATTTATGCAAGCCATGTAGCCCATTACATCTACGAGTGTGTCATGGTGCAAAATATCTTTTTCAAAATTGTTTCGCAATCTTGACAACTTTACTGAAACCATAAACAAGAGCGCTTCACGAACCGACAATTTGATTCCAGTCAAAGATTCAAAAATTGTGACAACTCGCAAATAATCATCTGATGGATGACCATAAACTTTTTGCCTATCGCCAGTAACAAGCGAGTGGGCTTCTAAAAGAATTTGTGCGCCATCGTTATTTGTTTTCATTTTTTTCACCCCAACTGTTTTCTTGGCTTGCCGATTGAATATCGTGTTGGATAACCATGGCAAGCCATTCGTCATAACTTTCAAGTTCATTGAACGAGTAAAGTGCTTCACGAACTGTTTCGCCGCCGATTGGTGCGTGACCTTTCATTACAAGAACTAATGCTTGCCTGAGTTCATAGGCAACATCTTTCCAGTCTTTTTGTATTGGTCGGTCTGCACAGCCCGCTTCATCCATTTTTATTCTCCTTCAAAGTTAAGTTGTTCTTGGTGGTGTCTTACTGGAATTGCTTCTACAAAAGATTTTCCGATATCGGATTCTAAATCCATCAATCGTTGCATCTCTTCAATTACATATTCACGGTTGCCTTGAATTTCTTTTACCCCACTTGGAAGTATCAACCTGACTGCTATTTCATTTTCTTCTGCCATTTATCCTCCTTTTGTTGGCATTGATAATCATATAGCGTCATTGATTAATTTGCAACTATTTATTTTCTTTTTCTTCCCCGATACATAGTTCCACGCCGATTGTTTTCCGAAACGGTCACTCTTTCCAAATGGGCTGGTCTTACACAGGCTCTATTTCGGCAAAGA